CTCTTGTTAGGGACTTCCAAGACAATCTCGTTGACCCATGTTTTGCAGACAAACTCCAAGCTGAGCTTCGCTGTGGAGATGTCGTGGGTATACGTAGAGAGTCAACTGCGCTGGTTTGCAATGGGTCGGTTGCCAATTTTAAGGCATCGTATCAACTGCAGTCAGTTTTGAAGAGATTTAGATATCAGGATGATATCTATAGCGATGCTGAGCTAAAGGATTTAGCCATTGGTGGCTTCCTCGAAACTCAAATTCGGCTTGCAAAACAAGACCTGAGTAGTTTGCCAGCTTGTGACAAACTAGTTCTCGATCTTGCTGCACGCTATGTATCCCATGTTCTGGGGTCATACGACGATGAAGAACATCGTAATCTTTGCAGATTTGGGAGTGGGGCTTCGGTCGGAATTCCCGCTAAAGCGGCCTGTATGGCTGCCAGGTGGGAACTTCCTTTAACCGGCTCTCAGGATCAAATCGATTGGTTCGACGCAGAAATGCGCGAAGTTGAATGTGTCCAAGATTATTGGCGTGCTCAACAAGAAAGTGCAGGCTGTAACACGCCTGCCATCTACCAAAAGACTGATTCGCTAGCGCTGACGTTAGTCCCGAAAACGTTTAAGTCGTTGCGTGTAATCATGCCTAATACAACCATTGGCTCTTACATGAGTTATGGTATAGGCGAAATGATGCGCAAACGCTTAAAGAGGAATGGCTATGATATTAAGAGTTTACAACAAACTCATAAATATTATGCCTGTCAGGGGTCCATACATGGTTTGTATGTTACTGCTGATCTGTCAGCTGCCTCAGATTCTATTACTGAGGCTCTGGTCGAACGTTTGTTTCCTCCTGATTGGTTTCGTATCTTGAAGCAATCTCGAATTACAGGCGTCCGTCTACCTAACGGTGTTGTGGTACAGAGTAATACCTTCTGTACTATGGGCGTCGGGTATACGTTTCCTCTCCAGACGTTGGTCTTCCTATCTCTCTTGAAAGCTATCGAAGCGACAATGTTTAACCGCAACGATAAAAGACTGATATCTGTCTATGGCGACGATATGGTTTATTCCATTCGTATGCATGACCGAGTTGTCAGCCTGTTCGAGAGTGTTGGCTTCGTGATTAATCTTGATAAAACCTTTCACGAAGGCAACTTTAGGGAGTCCTGTGGTGGTGATTACTACCATGGGGTGGATGTACGACCGTTCCAACCTAGGAACGGTCTGGTAAGCGTAAGCCCAAAAGCTTACGAGGCAATACTCTACAAGTGTGTCAACGGCTTGTTGGCACGCTGGTCCGAGTATGAGATTGGCCGGACTTTACGTTTTCTTACATCCGAGATCGAGATGGTTGCAGGGACAGTAAAATTAGTCCCTGGTGACCATCCGGATGATAGCGGCGTGAAGTCCTCACTTCCAGTCCAGTATTCCTTTTTACTGGATTCGAGAGTAGCTAAACCCAAATCACTGGGTCATGGCGTATATCGCTTCTCATACCTCAGATTTATATCTGAAGATCGAGAGGAATACCGCCATGAACCTTATCTTTGGGAAGCTCTTCGTGACACTATTGGAG